ATTTAATACTCCTTAATAGTTAAATCTAGCTTTTAGGATTCCGAGTCTTTCAGGATAAAGTGTTTTAGCACCTAACCATCCTTTCCAACCAAGTGAACCAACTCTTTTCAGTGGGTCTGAAGTACCACCTGAACCAATAGGCTGATAAACAGTCTCTAGCTTACCTTTACCTCTCAATGGAACTTGAGCAGTATGATCTTTACCACCTACAATAAATTCTGCAATATACTCACCAGCAGTACCAGTAGCAGCAATATAACCATTAGCATCTTCACAGTATCTAACCCATCCAAGCATACCAATTTCATTAGGAAGTGGAGTTACTCCTGCTGCATAAGTTTCAAGAGGTTTCCAATCAGGATTCTCTGACAATGCATCAATAGCCATAATATGACCATAAGCTACAAATCTACTGTTTACAGGAGTTGTATTAAAGTTAGGGCTTGAACTCAATACAGCACTTACTGGTTCACATCCAGATAGCTTCAATGCATTACATAGGTTTCTATTAGATTTAGTAAATGCAGGATCAACTACATTATCATTACCTGCACCATCACCAGAGATATCATACATATGACCAGCACCATAGAAATACAAGTCTCTATAATAACCATCAATAACCAATGCTGACATATCAGACATCTGATTGATAGTTTCTGCTGTAGTCCATCTATCATGGAACATAGTAAGTTCTTCAGTATAAGGCATCCAGTCACCAATAGCGAATACATCAGTACTCATTTTGATTAACTTCATTTGACCTTTAGAAGTTCCAGAAGAACCTTCATCTAGTACAAAGTTCTTATACTCATCTCTCTGAATCATTTGCAATGTTTCTTCACCAGTAGATGTATCGTTACCAGTAAAGTCTTCGTTGATATTATCTGTAAAATACAGATTCTTCATTGTAATCCACTTCTCAAATTCAACTCTTTGTGAATTCTTCAATGGAAGAGCTTTAGTGATAGTTGCAAATCTATCAAAAATTGTTTTTTGTGACGTATTTTCCAATAGCAGTTTATCAAGATATGCTCTTCTTTCTGCTCCAAGTCCGCTTCCTAACGGATTACCATATATAGCCATTATTTATCCTTTAACCAAATAATCTATCTTCTAGTTCTTTAGTATCCATCTCAAAGGCACTATCATATGTATTCCTATTTAATTTACGTTGTGTAGATTTATTTTTAGGAATTGATGTGCTTTTAGGTGGAACATCATTTTGTTGTTCTTGAGTACCATACTTTTTTCCAGCCATCTGATAAGCTTGCAGCCAAGTAAGAGCAGGATTATTCATCCTCTCTTTAATTGTAAATGGATAAAGTCTTTCAAACTCTCCATTAGCAACACTTGTAGCAAACAATGGAAATACCTGTGGATTATATACTTCCATCTTAAACTCATCTTCAAGCTCTCCATACACAGAAGATATTTTCCCTGCAACCTCTGGACTCTCTTCTGTTATACTTGCAAAGTACTCTCCAACTGGATCATGTTCAGGAACTTCAGGCTTATAATCTCCAACACTTTGTTTCTTGTCATCTACTTCCTCAAAGAAACTACTCTCTTGACTTGTAGATTGTAAACCAAGTTTCTGTGCTAGATATTGTTTAGCCTGTTCATTCCCAGATATAGCATCACCATAAGCCTTAACATCTTCAACTGATATACCACTATCATTGATGATATTCATATAGGCTTTAAATGGCTTTATCTTAGTCATCTCATTTTCCAGCTTAAATCCCTTTTGAGCTAAGGCTATTAACTCTTCTTCAGAATCAATAGGAATCTCTCTTCCCTTATACTTCAATACAGGATTCTTTATCAATAGTCCATTTTGATCTACATGTGGTAATTCATCTACTTCATTATTGCTCTGGTCTTCAGCAACAACAGTATCTTCATTATCTACAGTGGTATCTCCAAAAAGTCCTTCTGAAGGGTTGTCTGTATCAATAGATTCCCAAGCTTTTTCATACTCATCAGCATTGGTTGCTTCTGCTTTAGATGTCTCTTCAACTTCCTGATTTTCTTCTACTTGAGTCTCCTCAATTTCATTCTCTGTGACATCACCATCATTAGTGGGAGTAGTCAAAGTATCCATTGTTATTATCCTTTATTATCTGTTTTAGCTATTTCAGCTTCCTGAATTATACCATACAAAAACTCATGTAATATCCTACGTGCTTTTAAAAGGTCTCTAATAGGCTCAGAATCAACGTTCTCATTCATTACAATAGAATGTATACCCTCATCTATAAAAACCCTCAGAATTACGTTCTGGAAGTCTTTATTGGCATATAATCTAGTTACTGCTTCAGCTTTCTCATCTACTGTCATTTATTGCTTCCTTGTGGTCTATTTGCTTGTTTACGCTTAGTACCTGCTTCATGTGCCTTAATGACTCTATCAGTATCACCTTGATCTATATTAGCCATCTTAGTAGCTACATCAGCATATTTATTAGCCATATCAGCATCAGTCATAGCTAACTCTTTATTTGTCTTTCCTCTTTCATTTTCAGTTCTTGCCATAGCATTCATTGCCAATGCTTTGTCTTTCTGAACATTAGCTTCTTTCTCTTGCATTTCAAGTTGTACCATTTGTTGTTGTACTGGATCAGGTTGAGGTTGATATTCACTAATCATCCTTGCTATATCTGGTCTATCTAACTGGTCTGCTAAATCAGCTACAAGCAACTTAATAGCATCAGGTGGAACATTTCCTGCTTGAGCTAATGGAGCTAATTGTTGCATTAGCATATTAAGATTCTGTATCTTAATCTGTTTCAATCCATCAGTTCCTACTTTCATTTTAATATCAAACTTCAAATCTCTTCTATTAAACATATCATCTACTTCTTCAGCTACAAGCATCATAGCTTTCATTGCTGTATCTTCTGGTAGTTGGTCTAATTGGAACTGTTGTATCAATCTTTGTGTTTCCTGTTGTTTTAAAGTAGGAATATCAATACCAGTAATTCTTTTTATTTCTCTTTCATCTACATATGCAATAGTCATACTCATCCACATTCTAAGCATCTCTTTTAATCCATTGGTAATATTATTAGTAATATCCAATAGTCTTATTTGTGATTGAGTCATCATTGCTGCAAAGTTACTTGTAGATGATTTCATTTCTGAACCAGGCAAACCTTGCATAGCTTTAGTGATACCAGTGAGCGACTCTGCTTGAGAATCCAACATAGCGAGCATATTATAGATATGTTGAGGAAGCTGATTAAAATTACCATCCATAATAGCAGTATTGATACTATCGTGAGTATTAATCTCAACATATTTGTCACCTCTCTTAAGCCTATTGAAATTAACTGCATCCAAACTACCTTTTTTAAAGAATTTCACTCCATTGTTACTGTTAGCCATATTGTCAATAATACCTCTAACAACACTTGTAGATAATTTCTGTTCATCAGATATCATATCTGGCAAACCTCTTCCATATATCTTGAATGGTTCTTCATACAAAGGAATACATACAAAAGGAATCTTTTTGAAAGGAAACGGATTCTTTTCCATTCTCAATATCAATGTATCTTTACCATATTTAGCCATAGTAGCTACTACAGGTTCAGTATTACCTTCACCATCTAAATCATATTCTCCCCAATACTCATACAGTGTTATCTTTTTTCTTGCTTCATCTTTAAATTCAAAATCACTTAGATTATAATTATGTAGGTCAAATCCATCTCTCCTGACATCATCATTTTCATCTACTATCTTCTTTAGTCTCTTGATAGCATCTTCATCATAAATAGGGTCATCCATAATATCACTAAGAGATGTCCTCATTTCATAGATAAGGAATTTAGCTTCATCAAAAGAATCAGCAGTTGGATCAATGTATACATCTTCGTTTCTAACAATTTTTGCAGTAGGCTTATTGCTGAGTATATTAATAACCTTTATAGTTACAGTACCATCATTGTTCTCTATAAACTCTGCTCCTCTGTCTCCAAATGACTTCTTCATTTCATCAGTAAGAGCTTTTAATGGAATAGTCTGTTCCTTCTCTCTTGTTTCTCTTTCCCAACCTACTCTAATAAAACAAGTACCTTCAGGAATAAGAACTTTACCAAGACTCTTTAGAAACCTTGTAGCTTTAAATTCCTTGTTCCAATAATGATTGATAAGCTTCTCATCTATCTTTGATTTATAAACATCTGCTTCTGTAACAGGATCAATCTCTACAATACTATAGTTACCAAGAAACGGTTTAATAATATTACTTATAAGCGATTCTCCCTGTTTCTTGATAAGCTTCCATACAATAGCAGACCTTCCTTCTTCTTCATTCCCATAAGGTTCTCCACTATACTCATCCATCCATGTAGATATAGTAGCCATTACATCATCATGATATGATCTTGATTCATGCAAATCATGTTCTATGATTTCAAGCATATCATCATGATTTAATGTATTGGTATCTTTTTTCTTAATTATCAATGCTTCCATCTTAAATCCTTTATCCTATATTATAGTATTTCTCATAATTTGTATATCTCTCCATATTGGAGGAATTCCAAACAATATCTGGTCCACTTGCAGCTAAGTCATATAAGCCATCATATAGTTGGTTATATTTTGTATCAAATGGAATATAGAGCATATTCTCAAAAGTTTCATTTAACTCTTCCTGCATCTCTTCAGTCTCTTCAGCTAAATGTTTTATCTGCTCCTTCATTGATTCTATTGAGTTTTGAAAAGCTACTATGTTAAAAGTAGTAATAATATTTAGTATTTGATTAGTAAAGTTCAATATAGACTTAATGCCACCAGATACTCCACCAGTAACAAGAGAAAATACTAAACTAAGTATAGCAGCTATTCTTGGGTCAATAAGCTGCATAGCCATAGAAACTATTTGACTTAACATAACCATCATTATATTAGCACCACCAATAATAGCAAAAACTATACCTACAACCATCAAAATAAACCTAAAGAATGTTGTTTGATACCATTTAAGATGCACTGTTTTTTCGCTATATGCAAACATAGTAAATGTTCTATTGTAGATAGTAAATTTATCTTTCAATATCCTTGAATCAATAATGCCAAATGGTATTATATATCTATTCTCCCAATTACCATCTTCATCCTTTGCATCAGCATAGAAACTACCATTATCATATTTGATAAGGTATTCATTCACAGGTACACCTGAACCATCATCAATGTAGGACATATCCTCATATACAAAACTCAACTCACCACTTATCTCAACTCTATTGCTTGGCTTGAAAGCATCAGATGGAGAAGTATCACCTCCATATAACTGTTTAACATATTTACCAAATGTTTCATCTTTCTTGTATGATGCATAAGTAAGGAATGCATCTTTTAAGTCTTTCTGGTCTAATTGGTCTTCAAGAGT